TATGCTCGTCACTTGGCTCAGTCTCTCATTGAGACCAAAGAGACTCTGTGCGCGAACATCATAAACCGTGCGTTCAACTCCAGCTACCCCGGTGGCGATGGCGTGTCTCTGATCAACACCGCTCACCCCATCGTGAACGGCACGTTCAGCAACCAGTTGGCCACTGCGGCTAACCTGAGCCAGACTTCTCTGGAACAGATGTTGATCCAGATCCGTCAGGCTGTGGACAACAACGGCAAGAAGATTCGTTTGGTGCCCCGCCAATTGGTGGTCGCTCCGGGCAACGTCTTCCAAGCTGAAGTGCTGCTGAAATCGGTGCTGCGTGCTGGTAACGCAAACAACGACATCAACCCCATCAAGTCGATTGGCTTGCTGGACGAGGGTGCCGCTGTGATCAGCCGCTTGACTTCCGCTACTGCATGGTGGGTTCAGACCGACGCTCCCGAGGGCATGAAGCTCTTGATGCGCCGTAAGCTGGAGAAGACTATGGAAGGCGATTTCGAGACCGACTCCATGCGCTACAAAGCTACCGAGCGTTACATTCCGGGGTGGACTGATCCCCGTGCTGTATACGGTACTGCTGGCGTATAAACCAAGTTGGGGGGCCACAGTGCCCCCCTCTTAATAGGAGATCAGTATGGCAAATCAAGTGACCAACATCGGCGGTATGCTGTCGGCGGTGACTACTACTATTGCTTATACCAATAGCACAGCAGTCACCATCGCTACGCTACCTGCCAATGCTCAAATCGTGGACATCAACATTGATGTAACCACCGCTTTCAACGCAGCAACCACAAACACTGTTACCGTTGGCAAGACAGGCTCTGCCGCAGCTTACGTTGCTTCTACTTCGGTAGGATCGACTGGCCGCGCATCTGTTGCATCCACGGGTGTTTATAGCGCATGGGCAGACACTGGCAGCAGTGATGTCTCCGCTACGATCACATACAGCCAAACGGGTACTGCCGCGACTGCTGGTGCAGCACGAGTGACTATCGTCTACAAATACGTTGACGTATAAGGAGCAACATCATGGGTCAATTTAAACCAATGGTGAAGATGCAGACGACCGAGCCTACGGTCGAACTGAAGCTCAAAAAAGGCGGTATGGTTAAGAAGGCTGACGGCGGGATGATGGGCATGGCCCCTCCTGCTGCTATGCCGTCTTCTATGCCCCCTGCAATGCCTGCTCGTGGTGGCCCTATGGGTGCGAAAGCTCCCTTGGCTCCCTCGTTGGCCGCTCGTCGCCGCGCCATGAAGATGATGGGTTCTGGCCCAGCAGCTCCTATTGGCATGGCGGCAAGTCGCATGAAAGAGGGCGGCGAAGCGGATACCGCTCAAGACAAAGCCATGATCAAGAAGGCGTTCAAGCAGCACGATGCTCAAGAGCATAAGGGCGGCAAGGGCACCAAGCTGGCTTTGAAAAAGGGTGGCAAGATGGCTACTGGCGGAGTTGTAGACGGCCAAGGTGGCTATGCAACTGGCGGTGTAGTTAAGGGCCAAGGCGGCTATGCTTCGGGTGGAGCAATCCCCTCGCAAAGTAGCGCTGGCACCTACACCGAGTCGCGTGTTGACACTTCTCGTCCCGACAACTCTCCTGCCGATACTGGTGGTGTGAAACTCGGTAATGCTGGTGGGTTCAAGCGTGGTGGTTCGGCAAAAAAGCACTTCGCCACGGGGGGCAGTGTTAGTAACGCTGGTTCTGCCGTGGCAATGCCTCAAGGCCGCAAGCCTGTTCCAAGCCCAGTGATGGTGACTCAATTGGCTGGTACTTACAAACGGGGCGGCGCTGTCGCTCCCGGTAATCGCCCGCTAGAAAAAGTCTTCAAAGCTGAAAATGCTCCAGCGATGCGTTCGGCGAAAGCTGACAGCAATCTGAAGTATGGCCCTGCCAACAAGATGAAACTCAAAGAGGGCGGTGACGTAGACCTGTCAAAAGGTGCCTACGATGCCACGCTCAAAGAGCCTCCGATGGGCATGGGGTTTGCAAAGAAAGCACAAGGTTTCATTGACAGCCTGTTTGCAGGCAAGAAAGAAGCTGGTGCTGGCCGTGGTTTTGTGAACCCAAAAAGCGTAACCAAGTCGAAAGAGTCGGTTACTGTGACGCCAATGAAAAAGGGCGGAAGCGCTAAGTGTTAGTAAGGCGGGGGCTTCGGCTCCCGCTTTTAATTGGAGAGATTTATGGGAACTTATTCCTCCGCGACCCGTCAAGGCGCGTATGAACCGTTTGAATTGCAAGTGTCGCGTGGACAAGTTGACGGTCACTCGGTACTAAATATTTTTGGCAATACTACCACCCTTGGTAGTACGGCTTTTGGCCCTCTGTGGGAGGGTTTGACTGGCGCTGGTGGCGCTTACGCCTATCCAGCCTCTGCCGTTGTGATGACATTGGCGAGTTCTTCTGCTTCTGACACCGCAGTCACCATTCGTGTGAATGGACTTGGCGCTGGCTATGTGTCTCAATATGAAGATGTCGCGCTGAACGGCACGACTGGAGTTACTACCACCTCGTCTTTTTTGCGTATTAACAGCATGGAGACTTGGATTGGAAACGCTGTAGGCGCAGTTACAGCCACTAATGGCGGCACAACTTACGCAAAGATTACGGCTGGCAATGGCGTTACGCAGATGTCGCTCTACACTGTGCCTGCTGGCTATACTTTCTATCAAACCTATTACCAAGCAGACACAAACACATCCGTCACAAGTGGCGCTTATGTCAAATTGCGCACATACCAGATTCATCAAGAAAGAAGTGGTAATGTTATTACGGCTGAATTGCAAACTGCGTTTGCACAGCAATTGGCAATTCCGCTTCAGTTCCCTGTGGCTTACCCAGAAAAACACGACATTCAATGGCAAATGCTTGGTGCTGGTGGCGCTGGCGCAGTTGCAAATGTTTATGTTGGTGGTGTGTTAATCAAAAACCCTGACTGATCACGCCTAGCAAATCACCTTCCCAGCATCGTTTGATGGAGGCGGTTGCGCACAACCCTGCGTTCGCCAAGAAGGTCGGCATTCCCACAAAAGTCGGAAAAGATTTTGCCAAGGCTGATAAGGGCAAGAAGTTTAAAGAAGGCGGTTTGTATGACAACATCAATGCAAAGCGTGAAAGAATTTCTGAAGGATCTGGTGAAAAGATGCGTCGAGTGGGCAGCAAAGGTGCGCCAACGGCTGATGCCTTCCAGCAGTCTGCAAAGACCGCCAAAGTGAAATGAGCAAGAAGAATGTAAACCTTGCAGTTGGTCGCGGAGAAAAATTGTCCGTTGGCCGTGGCGCAGGGCTTACGCAAAAAGGCCGAGAGAAATACAATAGAGAGACTGGATCGCACCTAAAAGCTCCGCAGCCAAAAGGCGGGGCAAGGAAGGATTCTTTCTGCGCTAGGATGTCTGGCGTTGTTGAACACTCAAAAGGGGACGCTCCACGCGCCAAAGCATCGCTAAAGCGGTGGGACTGCCCCGGCTGGTAAAGGAAAATACATGGCCTACTCTGGAACGGTTGGGACTACTGTAATCACAGTCCAAACGCTGATTGACCACGGCGCTCGTCGGTGCGGCAAGCTGGCCGAGGAGTTGACCTCCGAGCAGGTTCTGTCGGCCCGTGAATCATTGTTTTTCCTGTTGTCAAACTTGATCAACATTGGAATCCAGTATTGGGCCATCAACAAGAAGGTTTACGGCCTCACAGCCGACAAATACATCTATGACCTACCTGTGGGTGGTAACGATGTCCTAAACGTGCTGTATCGCCGTTTAAGCCGCCCTACGCCCACCAATACTGGCGGGTACACATCCAGTGCTGGTGGCCTTGTAGGCTTTGCCTATGACGGCGACATTGAGACAGTCTGCACCCAAACCTCTCCAAACGGCAACATCAAGGTCGATTACGGCACCTCAAATCCCATTTACATAGGATCAATAGGCATTTTGCCTGCCTCTACGGGCAATTGGTCAATCATCTATGAGTATTCGCTCGACGGGATTAACTGGTCAACCCTTGTAGACCTTGGTGAAATCGCTGTTGAGGACAATGAATGGATATGGACGGACATTGTTGCCGGTCAAACCACTCGTTGGTATCGGGTTCGGGGCTACAACGGCACCACTTTGAGCCTGCGTGAATGGTATTTGGGCAATGAATCAACCGAAATCACGATGGCACGCCTAAATCGTGACGATTACACCAACTTGCCCAACAAAAACTTCACGGCCAACCAGCCATTCCAGTTTTGGTTCAATAGAACCATTCCGCAGTCCAAGATTTACCTGTGGCCGGTGCCCAGCGACACTTTTATTCAGATGACGGTGTGGTACTCGCGCCAAGTTATGGACGTTGGCGACCTCTATGGCGAGTTGGAAGTGCCTCAGCGCTGGTATATGGCCGTGGTAAGTATGCTGGCCCACCAAATGGCGCTGGAGTTGCCCGGCGTGGACATGAATCGGGTCGCTTACCTTGAAACACAAGCCGCCAAATACCTATCTCAAGCTGAGGATGAAGAGCGCGACAAGTCGCCGATTTATTTTGCCCCGAATATCAGCGTATATACGAGGTAATTATGCCCATATTTCTGGATACCCTTGGCTATTCAGACATTGCAATTGCGGTGTGTGACAGATGCAAGATGAAGCGTCCACACGCTGTGATGAGAAACGACCCAAACTTTCCGGGTCTGCGGGTGTGCAACGAAGGCTGTGCTGACCAGCTTGATCCCTATAGGCTTCCTGCCCGTAAGACTGAGCGCATAACAATCCGTTTCCCTCGGCCAGACTTGAATATTGCTGTGACGCAGAGTGACATCTTGACTACAGGTGATGGACAATACATCCTGTCAACTGAGCAGAACACACAGACGCCTACACTTAACGGCAATCAAAATACCATTAACCTAACTGTGGAAGAGCCGTAATGTCAGCCCAGCAAAGTATCAATCAGCTACCTGCCGCTGGGCCAATTACCGGCTCGGAGGCGGTTCCCATCGTTCAGAACGGTGTCACAGTACAAACCACTACTGGGGCGATTTCAGCCTCTCCAAGCCAGACCCAGACCTTTCTGACGGTCAGCCAAGAATTGACGCTTAACAACAGCCGATATTTGTCCACAGGATCTGGGCTTGGGCTGACCGATGGAGGCGCTGAGTCCTTCTACCGAATTTCCTTTACAGGGACTGCTTTAAGCCTAGAGACAGCCGGTGGCGGCATCATTGTGAAAGACAGTAGTTCAACGGTCGTTTCACGTTCGATAGCTGTTTCTGGTAATGGATTGAGTGTTTCTAATGCAAATGGCACTGGTGGAAACCCTACCTTGGCATTGGATGGGGTTGCTGCTTCTGTCGCTAATCTTAACGGCACCGGAATCCTTGCCCTCAACTCCACGGGCACGGCTGTGGCTGGCCGAAACATCACTGGCACAACTAGCCAGATTTCGGTGGCAAACGGAAATGGCGCTTCCGGGAACCCAACAATTGCTATTGCTGACAATCCAGTTCTTCCCGGCACAGGGTCGGTAACTGTGCCTATAGGAAACAATTCTCAACGGCCTCTTGGATCAAACGGTGAATTTAGATATAACACCGATTTAATGGCTTTTGAAGGCTATGCCAATGGTGGCTGGACAACCTTCGGATCTGGTGGCGGAGGCGGAGGCGCAGTCTCATCTTTTAGTGCTGGATCGACAGGTCTTACTCCTTTTGCGCCAACCACAGGGTCTATTGTTCTGGCTGGCGTGCTTAATGTGCCAAGCGGAGGCACCGGAGTAAACAGTCTTACTGGGTACGTCTTTGGCAATGGCTCTTCTGCCATGACGGCATCCTCGACTATTCCGACATCGGACTTGAGCGGCACAATAAGCAATGCCCAATTGGCAAACTCGTCGGTGACTATTAACGGCACGACTATCAGCCTTGGCTCAAGCGGAACAGTTTCGGCAACCACCACAAACGCATTAACATTTGGAACGGGTTTTAACGCTGGCAGCTTTAACGGGTCTGCGGCCACCACAATTAATCTTGCCAATACTGCTGTGACGGCTGCATCCTATGGGTCGGCCTCCAAGACTCTGACGGCCACCGTCAATGCTCAAGGCCAGTTGACCGCATTGGCAGATACTAATATTGCCATTACAAACACTCAGGTCTCTGGGTTGGGCACTATGTCCACTCAGAATGCCAACAATGTAACCATATCTGGCGGCTCTATTAATGGAACCGCAATTGGAGCAACGACTGCTGCTGCCGGTACATTCACTAGCGTTGCCATGACAAGCGGCACCATATCAACCCTTCCCACAAGCAACAATGATATTGTCAACAAGGAGTATGCAGACTCCATTGCAGCAGGTCTAAATTACCACCAGCCGGTTCAATATGCTACGACCGCAGGACTCCCTGCATACACCTACAACAATGGCGCTTCTGGAGTCGGCGCAACGATTACTGCCACAGCAAATGGAACTTTGTCATTAGGTGGAGGATCTCCGACTGCTACACAGCGTGTATTGGTTAAGGATGAAACTGGTGGTTCTGCTGCATACAACGGAGTGTATGTTGTCACAAGTGCAGGTTCCCCTTCCCTGCCATTCATATTGACCCGTGCAACAGACTACGACACATCTGGCTCTGGAACCAATGAGATTGACCAAGGCGACTATATGTTGGTCATCTCTGGAACTCTGGCCTCCACGGCTTGGGTTCAGCAAACGGCCTTGCCAATCATTGTTGGCACTACTCCTTTGGTGTTTTTGCAATTTAATGCACCAATTACCTACACGGCTGGCACTGGATTAAGCGAGTCACCCGCCTATACATTTAACATTGCCAACACAGGCGTTTCTGCTGCATCGTATGGCACAGCTTCGCAAGTCCCAACTTTGGGTATCAACGCTCAAGGGCAGATAACAAGCGCCAGTAACACATCTATTGCTATTGCCGCAAGTCAGGTAACGTCTGGCACGTTTGGCAACTCCATGCTGACCAACAGTTCTGTCACGGTCAACGGAACAGCAATTTCTCTTGGCGCATCGGGAACTATCACAGCGGTAAACCCAAATGCTTTGACCATCGGGACAGGCTTATCTGGTACTTCTTATAACGGATCTTCCGCAGTAACTGTTGCATTGGCAAACACTACTGTAGCGGCGGCAACTTATGGATCAGCCTCCCAAGTTCCTGTATTTGCAGTCAACGCACAAGGCCAACTGACTTCGGTTACCAATACCTCTATTGCAATCGCAGCAGGGGCCGTTTCTGGGCTTGCAGCGTCCGCAACTACCGACACTACCAATGCGGCCAATATCTCGTCAGGAACGCTGCCTTCTGGCCGTCTGAGCGGCTCATACACAGGCATTACTGGCGTTGGAACTTTAACTGCTGGAACTTGGAACGCAAGCACTATTGGATACGCCTATGGAGGCACAGGGTTAACTGCTGCGCCAACAAACGGGCAATTGGCTATTGGAAACGGTTCTGGATACAGCCTTGCAACTTTAACGGCTGGTACAAATATTTCTATCACGAATTCTGCTGGCGGCATCACAATTTCATCCACTGGATCGGGAAGCGGAAGCGTCACCAGTGTGGCGATGTCTGTGCCGTCATTCCTGACTGTGACCGGAAGCCCAATTACCACAAGCGGCACGCTGGCCGTATCCTACTCTGGCACTGCTCTTCCCGTTGGAAATGGCGGTAGCGGGGCTACCACGCTTACTGGCTACCTGTACGGTAACGGAACTTCTGCTTTTACGGCATCGACCACCATTCCAAATACCGCGATTACAGGCTTGGGCACCATGTCCACGCAAAACGCTAATGGCGTGGCAATCACTGGCGGAACAATTAATGGAACCTCAGTTGGTGCCACAACTGCGGACACGGTTCGCGGCACGACCATTACGGCTACGACTCAATTTACTGGCTCTGGCGCTGGGTTGACTAGCATCCCTAATTCAGCAACCACGGCAACGTCCGCAAACACAGCAAGTGCAATTGTTGCTCGTGATGCATCTGGAAATTTCACTGCCGGAACAATTACTGCGGCATTGAGCGGAAATGCCACAACAGCTACCACAGCTACCACAGCAACCAATATTGCTGGCGGTTCCGCAGGCTCATTGCCATACCAGACAAGCGCAAGCACAACAACTTTACTTGCCGCTGGAACAAATGGTTATGTATTGACTTTGTCTGGCGGGTTGCCAACATGGGCCGCTGCCACTGGCGGAGTAACCCAAATCGTTGCTGGAACCAATGTCACCATATCCCCCGCTGGCGGAACAGGGGTGGTTACGATCAATTCTGGAACGGGAGGCTCCTACACTAGAACATCTTTTACCGCTACGGCAGGGCAAACGGTTTTTGCGGTTACTTATGCGGTGGGATATCTTCAAGTCTATGTCAATGGTGTTTTATTAGCCACATCGGATTACACTGCTACTAGCGGCACAGACTTTACCCTTAACGTGGCTTGTGCGTTAGGAGACATTGTGGAAGCATTGGTTATAGCCACTTCTATATCTACAACTGGCATTACAACTGGCAAAAGTATTGCAATGGCAATGATTTTTGGTTATTAAGGAATAAGCATGGCAAACCCCAACATAGTTAACGTAACCACAATTTACGGCAATACCAGTTATTTGATTCCTAGCACGACATCAGCTACTACTTGGACTGCTCTTACGCCTGCAAATGGCACGGTTAACAAGATTGATAATATTGTTGCCGCAAATGTCACGGCAGCAGTTGCCACAGTAACCGTAGCAATCAACAGCGCAGCGGCTGGAGCAGGAACAAATTACCGTCTTGTTTACCAAGTTCCTGTGCCAGTAAATGCTTCAGTTGTGGTTGCTGATAAAAGTACGGCGTTTTATCTTGGTGAAGCACAGTCTATTGTGGTGACTGTTGGTACGGGATCCGCAATCGAATTGACTGCTTCGTATGAAGCTATTACCTAATGCCTATTCGGTATAAAGGCGCAATAATGTCGTCCACTGCGGCGACAATTAGCAAAACGTCTGCTAATGGCATTTGGCGTCTTAATGAAATAATGCAGGCATTATTTGCATCGCTATGGCCCGTTTTTGTAACTCCATCTGTTGAGTATTTAGTAGTTGCTGGTGGTGGAGCAGGAGGTGGCGCATCAAGCAGTGGAGGCGGTCAGGGTGGCGGCGGCGCTGGTGGTTATCGTACTTCAACCAGTTTTTCTGTTGCATCTGGTTCAACGTATACCGTCACCATAGGGGCAGGGGCTACAGGTGCAAATACAGTAGGCCCAAGTGGATCGCCTAGTGTATTTAGCACAATATCATCGGCTGGAGGGGGTGGTGGTGGCCTTCTAACTTCTGGAACCGCTGGCGGTTCTGGCGGCGGCAATAGTAACGGCGGAACCGTGGCAGGAGGCTCAGGAAATACACCAAGTGTTAGCCCAAGCCAAGGAAATAATGGGGGTATCGGAGGCGGCGCTGTATCTCCATATACTGGTGGTGGTGGCGGTGGCGCTGGTGCTGCTGGTGGAGCAGGGGTTGGATCAGTTGCTGGCGCTGGAGGTATTGGGTCGCAATCCAGTATTACTGGAACAGCAACATATTATGCAGGGGGCGGCGGAGGAGCAGGTAGAACCGGCGCAACAGGTGGGTTGGGTGGAACTGGTGGTGGCGGCAATGGTGCGTTAGTTAGCAATAATGATGGTAGCCCTGCAACTGTTAATACTGGTGGCGGTGGCGGTGGTAGCTCTTTTTCATCTGGAGCTAGATTAGGCGGTAATGGTGGATCGGGTATAGTTATTATTGCTTACTTAAATAACTACCCAGATATTATTTCTTTCTCTTCTGGTCTTGTGGTTAATGGCGTAACTACCACAGGGTCTAATGTTCCTGCATCGGATATTGCTTCACGCTCTGGTTACAAAGTTTATAAATTTACTGCTGGTACAGGCACAATTACTTTTTAAGTATGTCTACTAGATATAAAGGTTCTGTTTTATCTGTTTCTGCGGCAAGCACAAGTTTCAGTGCCGCCGTAGGCATTTGGCGTTCTAACGAAACAATGCAAGCATTACAAGCATCAGCTTGGCCTTTAATTACAGTACCAGTTGAGTTTTTATTAATTGCTGGTGGTGGCCCCGGAGGATATAATTTTTGCGGAGGTGGCGGCGCTGGCGGCGTAGTTACATCTACATATTTAAATGCTAAAGCTAATACAAGTTATACAGTTACTATTGGGGCTGGAGGAACTGCGCCCGTAAGCGGTGGAGTGCCCGGTACTGGAAACAACTCAGTATTTACTGCATCAAGCTCCAGTCCCGCATTGGGTGGTGGTGGCGGCGATGTAGATAGTCAAACAAACAAACCCGGCGGTGCTGGTGGCTCTGGCGGTGGTGCTGGATATTTAGCTGGTTCTATTGCTGGTGTTGGTACTGTTGGTCAAGGCAATAACGGTGGCGCTGGAGATTCAAACAGCAACTTTGGTGGAGGTGGTGGCGGATACGGTGGTGTTGGCGTAGGCGGCACAAACTCTACTGGCGTTGGTGGTATTGGTATATTAAGCACAATCACTACAAACTTTGCTGGGACTGCTAACACAAGCACTAGCACAAGCATAAACATCACCGCCGTTTCTGCTGGAGTTATAGGTATTGGTACGCAGATAACAGGGTCAGGTGTGCCCGCAGGAACAGTTGTTGCCGCGCTTGGCACCGGCACAGGCGGCACAGGTACTTATACTTTAAACAAAGCTACGACTACGACTTTAACTGGAACAGCAATAACAAGCACTGGTGTTTACTATGCTGGCGGCGGTGGTGGATGGACACGCAGTACAAGTACAACCCTTGGTGGATTAGGTGGTGGCGGCGGAGGTGTTACAGGTTCTGGCGCTGGTGCAGGCGGAGTTAACCAAGGCGGTGGTGGTGGTGGCGCTGGCTCTCTTGCCTCTGGTGGCACAGGCGGTTCCGGCATATTAATTATTGCTTACCCAGATGTGTACCCAGATCTTACTTCTGTGTCCGCAGGCCTGACTTGCAACGGTAGCGCTGGCAACACCACGTCAAACACATCGTACCGCAGAGGTTACAAGGTGTATAGATTTACTGCTGGTACTGGAAATATAGTATTTACTGGCGGTGCAATAGCAGGAAGTCCTCCTTCATCTGTAAATTATTTAGTAGTTGCTGGAGGGGGCGGAGGTGGCTCTGGTGACAACACCAATGGAGGCGCTGGCGGTGGCGGCGCTGGTGGTTATCGTACTTCAACAGGGCTTTTAGTATCCTCAGGAACTGCGTACACCGTCACTGTTGGCGCGGGCGGTACTGGACAAGCAAATAATACCGGCCTTGTTGGCGGCAATGGCGCAAACTCTGTTTTTAGCAGCATAACGTCTACCGCAGGAGGTGGCGGTGGTTCTGGTCTTGCTGGAAATAATGGTGCTGCTGGTGGTTCTGGAGGCGGTGCATGGGGTAGGTCTGGCTTTACTGGAGGTGCTGGAACTTCTGAACAAGGATTCTTGGGAGCAAACTCGTCTGGAGGGACAAATAGTTCTGGTAGAGGTGGTACAGGCGGTGGTGGTGCTAGTGCAGCAAGCGTTACAAACGCAAACACTGCTGGAACAGCAGGCGGGGCAGGTTCATCCTCATCAATTTCTGGTACAAGCACTGCTTATGCTGGTGGTGGCGGCGGAGGTGGCGGCACTACCGCAGGTACGGGTGGAGCAGGGGGTACTGGTGGCGGTGGCGCTGGAGGAAGTAATGCAGTTAACGCAGTTGCAGGCACAGCAAATACAGGCGGCGGAGGCGGCGGCGGCGGAGTAGTTTCTGCTGGTGCTAATGGCGGTTCAGGTATAGTTATTTTTTCTTATCCCGAAGTATTTTCAAGTATTGCTTCATTTAGCGCTGGATTGGTTGTTAATGGTGTAACTACCACGGGTTCTAATGTTCCAGCAGCAGATATAGCATCTGCTCCGGGGTATAAAATTTATAAGTTCACTGCCGGTACCGGCACTATTCAATGGTAGGAAATATGGCACATTTTGCACAACTTGACGAAAATAACATTGTTGTCCAAGTAATTGTGGGCGTGGACGAACCGCATGACGGCGAAGCTATCTATGCAGAAACAACAGGACACGTTTGGAAAAAGACCAGCTACAACACTTATGCTGGTGAACATCGGCTAGGCGGTACACCTTTCCGTAAAAACTACGCTGGTATTGGTTACACTTACGATGCACAAAGGGATGCTTTTCTTCCGCCGAAACCTTTTGCAAGTTGGGTTTTAAACGAGCAGACTTGTCAATGGGATTCTCCTGTTCCGCATCCAAGCGATGAAAATAGCTACGTTTGGGATGAGCAAACTTGCCAATGGATTGAATCATGAGCCTACCTCGTAACCTATCCATTCTTGCTGAATACACAAGCGCATCGGGCGTTGTTACAAACGCAACTAACGCTACCAATACGGCAATTACTGCAAACTCAACAAATGCAACAAATTATTTAGCTTTTGTCAATGCAACGACCGGAAACTTGGGTCAATTGGTAAACTCAAGCATTACTTGCAACCCATCCACTGGTTCGATTACGGGTGGAATCTCTGGAGGTACTTTCTAATGGCTGCAACTGGCTACACCCCAATATCGCTGTACTACAGCACAACGGCATCAACTGCTCCATTGGCGGCTAATTTGGTCGCCGGAGAGCTTGCTCTCAACACTTTGGATGAAAAGCTGTATTTCAAAAACAGCGCCGGTACCGTCAAGCTGTTGGCATCAAATGCAGCATCTAGCGCTACCGTCTCATCTGTGGCGATGTCTGTTCCTTCTTTCCTGTCTATATCTGGTTCCCCAATAACTACGAGCGGTACTTTGGCGGTTTCATATTCAGGGACGGCGCTTCCGGTAGCCAACGGAGGAACTGGGGTCACCACTTCTACTGGTACAGGTAGCGTTGTGTTATCCACGAGTCCCACGTTAGTCACGCCGCTGCTTGGTACGCCTACGTCTGGTGTACTGACTAATGCCACGGGTTTACCCTTAACAACTGGCGTCACAGGAACTCTTGCGGTAGCCAATGGTGGAACGGGCCAAACGAGCTATACAGACGGACAGCTTCTGATTGGGAACACAACTGGCAATACGCTTACAAAAGCCACTTTGACTGCTGGGACTGGTGTAACCATTACGAACGGTAGTGGCGCGATCACAATCAATGCTACTGGTACTGGTGGTACGGTCACATCGGTTGGTCAATCATTCACTGGCGGATTGATTTCAGTCAGCGGGTCACCTGTCACCACAAGTGGAACTTTGGCTTTGACGGTAGCGGGAACCTCTGGAGGAGTCCCATATTTTTCAACTGCTTCTACTTGGGCATCTTCCGCTGCACTTACTCAGTACGGCGTCGTCTACGGCGGCGGCGCAGGTGCGGCACCAGTTGCTACAGCAAATGGCACCACTGGTCAGGCGTTTATTGCAGCTACTGGCGCTGCGCCGTCTTGGGGAACTTTGGGAATTGCTGGCGGGGGAACTGGACTCACTACAACTCCTGCCAATGGGGCGCTGGATATTGGAAACGGAACAGGATTTACGCGCACAACGCTGACCGCCGGTACAGGAGTAACCATTACAAATGCTTCTGGCTCTATAACCATCAATGCGACAGGTAGCGGCGGCACAGTCACCTCTGTTACCGGAACAGCGCCTGTAGTTTCCAGTGGAGGCACTACTCCTGCTATCAGTATGGCTGCTGCAACTACTTCGGTTAACGGTTATTTGACCTCTACTGACTGGAACACTTTTAATGGTAAGCAAGCCGCACTTGTCAGCGGTACGAACATTAAAACAGTAAACAGCACTTCCTTGCTTGGTTCAGGCGATGTCTCTGTTGGTGTAACAAGTGTTACTGGAACAGCCCCTGTAGTTTCAAGCGGCGGCGCAACCCCTGCTATCAGTATGGCGGCTGCGTCTACTTCGGTTAGCGGATATCTGACTTCTACGGATTGGAACACGTTTAACGGTAAACAGGCCGCTGGTTCATATGTAACTGTTGGTGGGGCATTAGGCACTCCGTCTTCTGGTGTGGCTACTAACTTGACTGGCACTGCTGCTGGTCTTTCAATTGGCGGTAATGCTGCAACAGCTACAACAGCCACATCGGCTACATCCGCTACATCCGCTACAAATTCAACTAACGTAGCAATTACAAACGACGCATCAACTGCTACTAGCCAATATGTAACATTTACAAGTGCAACATCAGGTAACGCTGGTATAAAAACACACTCAACCGGCTTGCTATTTGTGCCTAGCACTGGAAACTTTACTGCAATAGGCAACGTAACGGCTTATTCTGATGAGCGTGTTAAAACCAATTGGCGAAAATTTGGAACTGACTTTGTTGAACGTCTGTCTCAAGTCAAATCAGGAATTTATGATCGCACAGACGTTGAGGCAACCCAAGTTGGTGTTTCGGCGCAATCTCTGCAAGGACTTCTTCCTAACGCCGTTGTTCTTGGGGATGACGGAATGCTATCTGTGTCGTATGGTAATGCAGCATTAGCGGCGTGCGTAGAACTTGCAAAAATGGTTGTCGATCTTGAAAATCGTCTAAAAGTATTGGAGAAATAAACCATGACGATGCCATCATCTGGTGTTCTCAATATGGGGGGCACATCCAGCCCAGTTTCTGTTGCTTACGAACTTGGCTTGGGCCTTACCACAACAATTTCCATGAACCAAGCGGCAGTTAGAACGCTTGCTGGAGTTGG